ATGTCGGCCGCCTGCTTCTCTGCGGCGGCCACCGTGGCGGCGGCTTCGTTCTTGGCGGCGGTCACGGCAACCGCGGCCTCGGCCAGCTCGCCTTGCACCTTGCTGAGCTGCGCCGTTGCGGCCTGCGTCCGGCGCTCGGCTTCTTCAGCGGCCTGCTCGAACGAGCCGGCACGCTCCAGCACGGCGGCTGCGGACACGAAGACCTCGTATTGCTTGGCGGCCCGGCGGATCGCGTCCGCTGCTTCTTGGTACTGGTTCATGGTTCAGGCCTTTCGCATGCAGAGGGTGGCCACCAGCGACGTGGTGCCGTCGCCGGCCGTCACGTTGGGGCGCACGTAACGCGGCAGTTCCAGGGCCTGCTCCACCTTCTGGGCGGTGAAGGTCAGCGCGTTGCCCTGGGGGTCGGCCAGCGCCGCCCAGTTGGTACCGTCGTTGCTGCCTTCCATGGTCAGCGAGCCACCAGCGCCGAAGGTGCCGGTGACCTGGAAGCAACGGTCTGCGAACTCCACCCACTGGGCGGGGGCGCCGTTGTCGCCGTTCAGAAGGCCGGTCCAGGTGATCAGCCGGGCCTTGCCCGTGTCGCTGAAGTCCTCGACGGTCGCGTTTCGTGTGGCCATGCTGGCTCCTTTTAGTAGCCCATCTCAGGGTCAAGTGCTTGGAACGATTCGCCACGTGGTGGCGGTGCGCTGTCTGGGAACGGGAGGCGCAAGGCGGGTTCGTCCAGGCGGGCCAGCGAATCCATCATGTCGTCGTGTCTGGCGACCGGGAACGCGGTCAGCTCGTCTTCGAAGTCCTTGCGCAGGTCACGGGTCACCCCGTCTTTTCCGGTGTAGGGAAGCGCCACCGGCAGGAAGATGCGGCCGTTCTCAAACCACGGCACCAGGCGGCGAATGCGGTCTTCCTTCTTGACGCCGCCCCCCACCTCGGTGATCTTGAAGCGGTACTGCCGGCGCTCCTGCTCCGCCCGAATGGCCTCGATGTCGGCCTGCAGCCCATATTGCTCGTACCGGGTCTGCAGCGGCTTGTGCTTGCGGTGCAGCTCGAACAGAGCTTCGGTGCGCTCGGTCAGGTTGAGCCGATCGCGGATGCAGTCCACCACGTAGGCGTTGTTGTCGCCAGCCAAGGCCAGCACCCACATGCAGGTGTAGTCGCCGCGGTCGCGGTTCCTGCCGCTTGCCGGGTCCACCAGAATCACCTTGTTCGTGCCTGGAGGCGCCTTGAGATAGCTTTGCAGCCACGCCTTCTTGAACTCGTTGCCTTCGCCTGGGGTGGGTTTTTGCTGGAACAGGGCCGACCAGGTGCGGGGTTTGGACCTGTACTTGTCGAAGTGTTCTTGCCCGAACCACTCGGGCCACAGCGGTTCTCCGATTGCGCGCCCCAGCGGGTCATCCTTGCGATCGCAGATGGCGGGCAGACACAGCACGAACCAGTCCTGGCCATCTCTGCAACGGATCAGCCCGCTCTCGCCGTTCCAGTTTTCCGGCAGGATACCGCCCGACAGATCTTCCTGGTGCCAGCGCGTCTGGATGATGATGGTCGATCCGCCCGGCATCAGGCGGGTGCTCAGATCGTCCTCGTAGGCCTCGCGCGTCTTCTTGCGGATAGTGTCGCTCTCGGCGTCCTCTCGGCCAGATACCGGGTCGTCAATCAGCAGGTCTGTCGCCCGGTTGCCGGTCATGCCGGCCAGGATGCCGCCGGCCATGTATTCCGAGCCGTTGTCCAGCGCCCACTCGTCCACGGACTGGTTGCCGTGCATCAGCGACGTGTTGAAGATGGGCCGGTACCGCTCCGACTTGACGATCTGCCGCGTGCGCCGGCTCTGCTTCCAGGCAATGCCCGACGCGTAGCTACCCAGGATGAAGCGCGACCCCGGGCGCTTGCCCATGGCGTAGCTGGGGTACACCACGCTGGTGTAGGTCGACTTGGCCGAACCCGGCGGCATGAACACCATCAGGTTGCGGATGCGTCGCTCGAACACGTTTTCCAGCGTGTCCATCAGTAGGATGTGGTGACGCGCGGCGATGCTCTCCACCGGCACGAACAGCCACTCGTCTTCGTTTTCGGTTACCGGGCGGCCTGGCACCTCGATGGCCTGGGCGTACTCCGGCAGAGAGTTGCGCGCATACCGGCGCCGCAGAATCTCTGCAGCCGCCTGATCCGGGGTGATCATTTGCCCTTGGCGCCCATGGCCGCGATGGCGATCAGGGCGTCCTCAGACAGTTCGTGCACCGGCGCCACGGGGATGGGCCCACCGTTGGGACCTGACAACTCCGTCTTGTCCTTGAGCATGCCCAGGTGGCGCATGGCCAGACTCAGCGCGCCCACCTTGTCGGGAATCTTGGCTTTCTTGGTGTAGCCCACCAGCTCGCGGGCATCCCCCCGGCCGACGTATTCCTCGGTGACGTCGATGCCAGCCAGCGCAGCGGCGGCGTCATCGTCCATCTCGTGGGGCGACTTGAGCGTGCCGTCCTGGTTGTAGATCTTGCGGATGTCGAAGAAGGCGACCCGGGCCAACTCCTTCAATACCCGGTCCTGGGTGATTTCGGTCCTGCGTTCCCGGGCGGCCATGGCTGCGGCGATCTCTTCCGAAACCTTACGGTTCGCGAGCAATTCCGACGCGGTAACTTCCGCTCTTTTTACGCTGTAGCCGGTTCGGATGGCTGCTTGCTTGCCATTCAGGTCAATCAGGTACTCCTGAACGAACCTTTGCTGCTTGGCGGTCAGGGACACGCTCAATACCCCTGGCCCTCGCCGCCCCGGGCCTGCTTGAAGCCGGCCACGAAGTCTTCTTCCCCCTCCATGGGAGGGTTGGCGGGTTCGCTGCTGGTGCCACCGAACAGGGCGGGGACGGCGGCCAGGGCATCCTCCAGGGAGGGGTACGGGTCGCCCGGGGTTTCGGTCTCGGCTCCCATGGGCGCTTCGCTCTCCAGGTTGACGGTGTAGGAGCCGTCGCCGACTTCGGAGATGCAGACAGTTTTCATGGGGGAGTCCTTGGGGGTTTGGGTTACAGGGTGCAGCCCTGGTGGAGGCGGCGCTTTGCTTCAACGTAGGCGCCGTGCGCTTCTTGGGGTGTGTGGAAATAGCCGATGTGGACGTACTTTCCATTGGCGCGAATCTTTGCGCCGTAGGGCTTATTTCCGTGGCCCCTCTTCACGCTGACGCCCAACAGTCCTGTCTGGTTGCGCCTATGCGCCACGCGCAAGTTTTGAGCGTTTATCGCCCCAGCGGCCAGCCGCAGGTTCCCCCATTTGTTGTCACCGCGATCCCCATTGATGTGATCAATGTTTGAAGGCGGCCACTCTCCCGTCATGTAGAGCCAAGCCAGCCGATGGGCGCGATACTTGCGCCCCAGAATTTCATGCATTCGATATCCGGACTGGTCTTGATTTCCAGCCAAATCGCCTGGTTTTCTTCCCTGCACAGATTTCAGGAAACGGAAATTCCCTGTTGTCGGGTCATATTCAAGCAGCGAGCGGAGCTTTTCCGCAGTTAAGATTTCGTCAGCCATAAGACTCCGATCCAGTCGAGTGGTCAGAGCCCATCCCGTGCGTCAACACCGGATGGGCTCGGTTTTTGAGGTTGGGGAAAGACGAGGTGCGGGACACGGACCGTGCAGAGGTGCGTGGTGGTCGTTGGTCCGGCCCGCGTATTGAAGCCGGTTACGAATCCGGCGGCATGACGCCCGAGTTTGGCCCGATGCACGAAGCGATCTGAGGCTGCTGCCGTAGTTTTAGGCTGCTCTTATGCCGTTGACGGGTCGCCAATCCGAAGCTGTGCGCGGGACACTCCCCGCGCGTAGCCGGCGGTCACCGGCGATGTGCCGGGCCTTGCGTGTTGATGGCGCCAGCCCGGCCAAATCCGCCGGTGGAATGCGCCCGAGACTGCTCCCCTGCCTTTCAGGCCGGATTGCAGGATCGCCTGGCGGATAACTCCAGGCGCCGCCGCCATCTGAACAGCCGGCTTGGCGCGTCACCCGGGAACCCCCAGGTGCAAACCGGCTGATCGGATGGGGCGATGGTGGCCGGTGCTGATCTCCGGCTGGCATCCAGTCTGGCGCGATACGAGTTGTCTCCAGACCAGCGGCCCTGTGCTTGTG